AAAGGAACGCCCGAACCTATCAGAGGGCATATAAAATCATAACAATATGGATAATGAAATTATTGAAGTGAAGCAAGCGGAAATGCTTCAAGCTATCAACCGGGCAGAAGTCGACATTCAGATTGCAACAGCAAAACAGTACCCACGTGACATCAACGCATCGCTCAACAAAATTGCGACCTATGCAATGATGGATAAGGAAACGGCAGAGGATTGTTTCTATGTTCTTCGCAGACAGGATGCAAACGGAAACTCTTCCGTTATTGAGGGATTATCAGTTCGTATGGCAGAGATTATCGCCGGGGCTTGGGGAAATCTCCGGGTACAGACCCGTATAATCGGCAACGATGGACGAATGATAACCGCACAGGCAATATGCCATGACCTCGAAACCAACTTTGCCGTGAGCAAGGAAGTGAAACGCCGTATCACGACCAAGAGCGGAAAGACTTACAGCGAAGATATGCAGGTTGTAACGGGGAACGCCGCCGCATCAATCGCTTTCAGGAACGCCGTTTTAGCTGTTATCCCAAAAGCCATAACCAAACGAGTTATCAATGAGGTTAAACAGGTTGCTCTCGGACAGGCTATTGATGTAGAAACAGCCCGTAAGAACTGTTTGGCAAACTTCGCCAAAGCAGGTGTAAATGAATCAATGATATGCCAATACCTCGGCATAAAATCAATCGCAGAAATTGATAAAGAACGCTTGTTTGAACTCCGGGCTACATGGAACGCTATCAGGGAGGGAACGACAACAGTACAGGAGACATTCATCCAACAAGCAATTGAAGCAAAGGCACAGGCTGCAGCAGAAAAGAAATCAAACTCCGCACAGGAAAAGGCTGCGGCAGCTATCGCACAGGCAACAGGAACAGTTCCGGCAAACGTTGACCCGGAAACAGGCGAAATCAAGGAGGCACAGAACAATAAGAAATCATCAACCAATAAAAAGTAAGACATTATGGAAATCAAAAAAGAAAACCTATTGAAAGCCCTTAATACAGGCTCTGACAGCGTTAAAGAAACAATCCTCGCTATTTTCCCCGAGTTAAAAGAAGAAGCGGCACAAAAAGCCGACAAACGCCCTGTAACGGAACGTATAAAGACATTTGAGGACGCTTGTAAGGAACTTGGAGAAAATCATCCGCTTGTTTTACAATACGAATTCAACTACAACGCAGAGAGCGGTTGGAGCGATAATGCAGATACAAGCGACTTTGCCGCCTATCTCAAACTCCGTATCATCTGCGCCGCCTTGAACGAGGGATGGGAGCCAAAATTCACGGAGGACGAGTGGCGTTTTTATCCTTGGTTCTATCTCTACACGCAGCAGGAGCTTGACGATATGGACGAGAATGACAAACAGGAATGCCACATGATAGATACAGGCGATTATGAAACTGAATATTGCGGCTTCGGCTGTGCGTATTCGGATTACGTTCCCTCGCGTACGGCTGCGACCTTCGGCTCTCTCCTTTGCTTGAAAAACAGCGAACTCGCCACGTACTGCGGCAAACAGTTTATAAGCCTTTGGGCTGATTTCAACCTTATACGCCGCCGATAATGTTTGAATGGTATAACACCTTATGCGAACAAAGAAAACCCCGTAAAAACAAAATTTAATCAAAATAACAGACATGGAAGCTAAAAGTGAATTTATTCAGAAAGTAGATGCAACTATCAGCGAGTTTCAAGCTGACATCCACAAATCAGAGGAAAGGAAAGCAGTTATAATCATTGCATCAGAGCCGTTACCGGGCAAAGACGGAAGCAGCCAAACCGGGGCAGCATTAGGCAACGAAACCGAGTTGGTTTTGGCTCTCGCAGGATTTATGAGACAACCGACCATAAATGATTTGATAAAAAAGGCTGCGGCTTTGAATTTAGCTGCATCAATGGGAAGAATGTTTAACCAAAAGGAACAGGAGGACAACAAATGAGTAATACAATTATCAGACCGAAAGACCGTAACGAATGGCTTGAATTAAGAAAAGCAGGTATCGGAAGCAGTGAAGTAGCAACAATCGTAGGATTGAACCCTTGGGAAACACCGTATCAGTTATGGAGACGCAAATTAGGGCTTGACCCGGCTAAGGATGAAACCTTTGCAATGAAAGCCGGACACTATCTTGAAGATGCAGTAGCGCAGTTTTGGCATGACGCAACAGGCAACGAAATCATAAAAAGCTCTGCCGGGGATTGGCTCATTAAAGACAATGACCGACCGTATTTACAGGTAAGCCCCGACCGTACATATTGGCTCGCAGGACGAACCAAGAACAACAGCAACAAGGGTATATTGGAATGCAAGACAACCCAAAAACAAATCGACCCGGAAGATCTGCCGAAACACTGGTTCTGTCAGGTTCAATACCAACTCGGGGTTGCCGGGCTTGAACAGGGTAGCCTCGCATGGTTATGTTCCGGACGAGAGTTTGGCTACAAAGACTTGAGTTTCGTTCCTGACTTTTATTCATGGCTCATTGAAGAAGTAGATAGATTTTGGACTGACAATATCCTCGGTAAGCAAGAGCCATCCGCACAATCAGTACAGGACATTCTGTTAAAATACAACCGACACACGGACGGAAAATCAGTTGAGGTAAACGATGAAATATTTGAAGCGTACAACGAGTTGAAAAGTCTTAAAGAGGAATTGGCTGGGCTTGACGAGCATAAAACAGCCCTTGAAGAAAAGATTAAGATTTCATTCGGGGATGCGGAAGCTATCAGTTATGCCGGGCAGACAATCGCTACATGGAAAGCACCGAAACCGAGTGAAAAATTTGATGATAAGGCTTTCAAGGCTGCACACCCAGACCTCGCGAAAGAGTTTACTAAGACAGTTCAAGGAGCAAGACGCTTCCTTTTGAAATAAGGAAAGGAGGAACAGGTATGATAGTCATATCAAACAGCCAGCGAGATTACATCGTGAAGTACATAGACCTAATGTGCGAAGCCCTTACAGGGAATGATAATAAGACATACAATACAAAGCGTATGGCTCGCAAACTGCAACGGCAGTTGATAGATAAACAGCCTATCAAAGCCAATGAATTATCATCCCTATTAAAAAATTCCTCGCCTCAAAAGTGATTATTTTATAATCGTTACTATATTTGCAATAACCGAAAAGATGAACAGTATAAACACTAAATATCAAAGCCTTGTATATGGGTGGATAAGCCGAAAGGAATCCAACGCTTGCTGTTATGCGTGGTTAGCCCTAAGTACGGGGCTTTTCTCATAAAAGGGTATGATAACATTAAGAGAAAACCAAGCCGAACCTATTCAAAAGGCAATAAGGTTCTTTCAAGAAAAGAACCCAAAGCCAAGTTTGATTGTACTCCCTACGGCTTGGGGAAAATCAATTCTGACGGCATTTGTAGCCAAGAACAGCAACGATAAGATGATAGTTCTGCAACCTTCCAAAGAGTTATTGGAACAGAATTATCTTAAATATTGTACACTATGCGGAGATTTCGGAACGAATGCCGGGATTTACAGCGCGAGTTTCGGTCGAAAAGAGATAGCCCCTATTACTTACGCCACTATAGGTTCAATAAAGAATCTCGGGGCTGAATTTAAGCGATACGGGTTTACCAAGATGTTGATAGATGAAGCCCACCTTTACCCCCGTGAAGCTGACAGTATGCTCGGACGCTTTCTAAAAGAGAGTGGAATAACCCATGTTCTTGGAATAACGGCAACTCCGGTAAAATTACAGACAAACCGGGATAAAGACGGATGCACATTTTCAAAACTTGTTATGCTTACCTCCCGGAGCAAAAAAGGGAACTTTTTCAAGGAAATAATACACGTGGGACAGGTTGCGGAAATGGTAAGGCTGGGATTTTGGAGCAAATTGTATTATGAGGCTGCCGATTTTGATGACAGCCTGTTAGTGTTTAACAGCTCGAAGTCAGAATACACGGAAGACAGCGTTCAAAGAGCATACGATGCAAACGGAGGCACACAATCCATCATTGATGCACTCGACAACCACCCGGAAAGACAGCACATATTGGCTTTCTGCCCATCTGTACAGGATGCTATCGAATTATCTGAACGGTACAACAATTCTGCCGTGATTTACGGCGAAATGGATAAGCGAGAGCGTGAGAGCATTATCAAGCGTTTCAAAGCCGGGGAAATACGGGTTATTTTTAATGTAAGGGTGCTTTCCACAGGTTTTGACTATACGGGAATAGACTGTATTGTTCTTGGAATATCCACAGCTTCCATAGCTCTGTATTATCAGATTATAGGACGAGCGACACGTATAGACCGGGACAAGAAAGATGCGCTTATAATCGACCTCGGAGGCAATGTAAGCAGATTCGGTCGTGTCGAGGATATATGTTTTGAGAAAGGCAGGTTATGGCGTATGTTCGGAACTGGCGGCAAGCTGTTAAGCGGAATACCTATTCATGACATCGGACATTATACTCGTGAGGACACCCAAGCGATAGACGCACAGGCAAACGCTCCGATTGAGATAATGCCTTTCGGTAAGTACAAAGGAAACAGAATATCGGACATCCCGCTGGAATACAGGCAATGGATGATAAGGGCTTTCGATTGGAACTCACGTAACGAGAAGCTCCGCAAATCAATAATGGCAACTCTCTAAAAGCACAAGTTATGGCAAGACCGAAGAAACAAACAGTTGATTATTTCCCACATTTCGTCAAATGTGGGCGTACAATCTACATCCTCGAAAACAGGTTCGGGAATGACGGTTATGCGTTTTGGTTCAAGCTCCTTGAGATACTCGGGGAAAGCGAGGGACATTTTTACGATTGCTCAAACTTATCCAATTGGGAGTACCTTCTTGCCAAAACACGTGTTGAAGAAAAAACGGCACAGGACATTATCAAGGTCTTAATAAACCTCGGTAAGATTGATGCCGGGTTATGGGATGAAAACCGTGTTATATGGATTGAGAATTTTGTCAAAAACATATCCGATGTTTACAGAACCCGGAATACAATGCTACCGGAGAAGCCATGTTTTGAGAATAAAAAACAAGCGGTACATGAGGTTTTCAGCGAGGAAACGCATCAAGAGGAAGGGTTTTCTGCACAAGAAACCCCTAAAGGAGAGGAGAGTAAACCAAAGGAGAAAATAAAATATCCTTATCAGGATATATGCGACCTTTGGAACTCTATCTGTGTATCAATGCCCCGTGTATTTAAGCTGAATGATGACAGGCGGCAGAAAATAAAGAGCCGTTGCAATGAGTGGGGCAAAACTCCCGAAGTATGGTTACAAACGGCAGAAGACATATTCAGACGTATGGAGGCGAGTGATTTCTGTAAGGGTAGCGCAGGATGGAAAGCAACATTTGACTGGCTTTTCAGCAACAGCGCAAACAGCATAAAGGTCATGGAGGGTAACTACGACAACAAACAGGGCGCACAGGCTGACAAGCCCAAGAATTGCAAGCTCGGAGTTGGAGAATACATCGACAAGGACGGGCGCAGGACATACGGTTCAGGTAAAGCCACCATACCGCAGGACGCACCTCCAAGACCGGGCGAGAAATATTGTTGGGATGAAGCATCTAAAAATTGGATTTACTTATGATGAATTGGGACAGATACGGGATAAAGATACCCTACGGACGGACATCGGGCAATGTTAAGGTGTATTGCCCACAATGCCGTGACCAACGCCATGACAAGCGAGACAAAAGCCTTTCATGCGACCTTGCGACAGGTATGTTTAAATGCCATTATTGCGGCTTTAGCGGTTGCGCAAAAGAGCCGGACGAACAGGAGAAACGCAAGTGGATGGAACAGCAGCCTTGGTTCAACGAAGCTCCCATACGGAAACAAAAACCTGTGTATAAAAAACCTACCCACACCGGGAACACCTCCCTATCGCAAAAGGCTTTAGCTTGGTTTTCAGGAAGAGGGATAAGCCCGGCAACACTGACAGCCCTAAAGGTTACAGAGGGGCAAGAATGGATGCCTCAAAAGAACGGAAAGGCTAACACGATACAGTTCAACTACTACCACAACGGAGAGTTAAAAAACACGAAGTTCAGAACCGGGGACAAATGTTTCAAGCTTGTATCGGGCGCAGAACTTCTCCCGTATAACATCGACAGCATAAAGGGCTGTAAGGAATGTATTATCACGGAGGGGGAAATGGATGCGCTTTCGTTTTATGAGTGCGGACGACACGATGTAGTCAGTGTTCCAAACGGGGCAAACGCTAATCTTGACTATCTTGATGACTACATTGAAGAATATTTCGATGACAAGGAAACGATATTCATAGCATCAGATACAGACACAAAAGGAGTTATCCTCCGGGATGAACTGATACGCCGCTTTGGGGCTGAACGATGCCGGGTTCTTGAGTATGGCGAGGGATGCAAGGACGCTAACGAACACTTGATGAAATACGGAAGTGACAGTCTATTGAAATGCCTTGCCAACGCTCCCGAAATAAAGCTGGAGGGAATTTTCACTGTTTCAGATTTCGAGCAATCCCTTGACGCCCTGTTTGAGTACGGTATGCAGAAAGGCGTAACAATCGGTCATGATAATTTCGACCGCCTGTTATCATTTGAGACCAAACGCCTGTGTGTCGTTACGGGTATTCCCGGATCGGGTAAATCAGAGTTTATTGACGAGATAGCCGAAAGGCTGAATATGCGATACGGTTGGCGTTTCGCCTATTTCAGTCCGGAAAACGCCCCTCTTGCCTATCATGCTTCTAAACTGATAGAAAAGTTCACGGGCAAGAAATTCGACAAAGAACACCTTTCATTCGGCGAATACAAACAGGTTAAGCAGCACCTCGAAACAAACTTTTTCTTCATATCCCCGAAAGATAATTACAGGATAGACACCATCCTTGAACGTGCTAAGTTCCTCGTAAGACGGAAAGGTATCAAAGCACTGGTTATTGACCCGTACAACCGTTTGGAGGACGAAAGCGAGGGGCAAAATGAAACGAAGTACATTTCAAAGCTGCTCGACAAGATGACGAATTTCGCACAGCAGAACGACATTCTGATTATCCTGATGGCACACCCGACAAAAATGCCAAAGACGAAAGACGGGAAAATCGAAGTGCCTACCCTGTATGACATCAGCGGCTCGGCTAACTTCTACAATAAAACAGACTTCGGTATCACGGTACACCGGGACAGGGAAAACAACACAGTCGAAGTACACGTGCAAAAGGTGAAGTTCAGACACCTTGGAGAGTGCGGAACAGCTCTTTTCAAATACAATCTGAATAACGGGCGATATACCCCGTACACAAACGGTATAGACCCTGCTTGGGATAATACCAACCATTTACAGGAAGAAATGAAACAACGGTTGCAGGATGCGGAGGAGGCGGCTGTATTTGACTTTGATTCAATCATGCAAGCCCCCTATGAGGACTGCCCGTTTTAACCATATAACAGAAAATGACATGAAAACTTATGTATTAACATTATCGGAATTCTTCCCATCAACGCACATACGAAAGGGAGAGCCAACACATTTTCGTGACGCATTCAATGCAGGACAAGTTTTTAACAGAGGTTCAGAGTGTTTATACAGACACCCAAAGAAGCACACGATACGAGCAAACTATCCTCTGTGGGAAAACCGAATAGCCGAAATCCAACAGGGAAAAGCAGTCCTTTCTATCCGGCAATGGACGGGAAAGCCATACCGTAGCAAGCAGGTTGAAATTTGCAAGCTGACAGCGGAAGACGGGGTCGGTATTCAAATGTTGAAGATGATTGATTTGTATAGACCAACTATAATTAACGGGCATAAAGTTGAGTTGCCTGATTTGGCAGCTAATGACGGATTAGCATACAAAGATTGGGTTGAATGGTTCAAAGGTTATGACCTCAGAGAACCAATGGCAATTATTCATTTTACAAGGTTTAGGTATTGATATGCTAACTCATGGAAGTTTATTTAGTGGCATAGAGGGTTTCGGACTTGGAGCCGCATTCGCAGGTATTCCCACAATTTGGAGCTGCGAATATGAAGAATATCAATCACAAATTATAAGAAAAAACTTTGGTGAAAATCATGAAATCAACAGAGATATTAGAACGTATAAAATCCCTGCATTTGCTGACATCATCAGCGGTGGCTTCCCTTGTCAAGACATCAGCATTGCTGGAAAAGGTGTCGGAATTACAGGTACACGAAGCGGATTATGGAGTGAAATGTTTAGAATTATACGGGAAGTTAGACCCCGATACATCATCATTGAAAACAGCCCAATGTTGCTTGTTCGAGGATTTGAGCAAGTCTTATGCGACCTTTCCAAAATCGGGTATGATGCGGAATGGCAATGTTTATCAGGTACAGACTTTGGCATACAACAGGGTCGGGAACGACTATATTGTATTGCCTACCCCCAGAGTTTCAACATCAAAGGGAGCAGTAAGGAAACGGTATTTCGGAAGCCCTACATACAGGGGGAATTTAGAAGAATTTATCCGGGATGGCGAACAAGACAGTCTATATGTTCACCCAAATTTATTGGAAAACATAATGAACTTCCCTATTGGGTGGACAGAGTTAAATGTTTAGGAAATGCGGTACAACCAATAATCGCACACTACTTATTTGAATGTATTAAAGTATTTGATAAGAATCAACAATTATGAACAAGATTTATTATTCAAACCAACCTATCCTATTACAAAGCTCTGTAACGGATGCTATTCCGGAAGAGTTATTCAAAAAGGACGTTATGGAAAGCACTCGGCTTATGATGGAACGTCTGACAACTGACGAACAAATGCGAGTGTCCTTTATCCCGTTGATAATAACACAGCTTGCATGGATGTATGCAGACAAGGCTATGGAGTGTGCGGCAAGGGATAAAGTGAGTATTCTCAAAAAACTGAGCCGGACACTTAAACTGGTTCACAAGAAGTACGATGAAGAACTGCGGCGTGACCTTGATTATAATCATTTGCAGAATATAACCCGGCAGACGGGAATGTGCGTTGAGGAAATGAACCGTGATTTGACAATACTCTATTTCTCTGTAAACCAAGAGTTCAAGCGAAGCACACCTGAATACCCATGTGACGAACAACGGACATACGCTATCATTTCAACGCTTTTCATCGACCTACTGAAAGCCCATAACCTTGAAATGGATAAACTGCTTGCTGACAGGTTAAATGACAGAAACCTTGCTCCAAGCATTGTTCCTCCTTTGATACAGCAATTACGCAAAGGGATGGTATCGTTTGCCGGGGTTGAAGGGAAATTCAACTACAAAGACCATAATGTAACACTCGCAATGTCGGTTATCCACAACAGGATAAAAAGCATTGAATTTTCACTATCAGACTAATAATAAGTGATAAAAACATTAAGAAATTAGCACAAATTACCCCAAAGATGAACAGGAAAGTAACCGTAAATGAAATAAGAGATTTCCTCGCAGCCGCATTAAGGCAGTTTGAACAGGGAGGAATATATGTTGAACGTGTCCGGGTAAAACGGACGGAAACAGGTGATGTACAGGATATTTACATAGACTACGAGGAAAGGGACATAACAGCTAACACCCCTAAATAACAGGGTGATACATGAACGCAAATGTTCCGAACTTAACCAATAAAAACGATTGTCAAACCCATTAAACAGTAACAAAATGGCAAATTTCAGTATCAAGGCAGACCTCCTGAAAGTAAAGGGGGCTTTCGTAAAAGACCTAAAAGGAAAGACCGGAGCGGTTAAACGCTGCCTCATTATCCCGGTTGAAGACAGCGGTATGTTTCTCGGCGAAAAGGGCTGTTATCTTAACATGACAGCTATCGAAATGAGGGAAGCCAAATACAACGACACCCACTGTGTCAAGGTGTCACTCTCCAAAGAACAGTACGAGGCGATGACAGAAGAGGAACGGAACAACACTCCTATCATCGGCGGTATGCACGAGATTAAGGCGAACCCTAAACCCATTGACACCTCGGCAGTAGTATCAGATGATGCCGATCTGCCGTTCTGATAAACACACCGGGCTATACGGCACAGGAACAATTCGGGGAGAAATCCCCGTTTTGTTGTCATGGCTTTGTTTTAGCCCCAAATTCAAAACTTCTTTTTATGGATAAGCAATGTAACGTAAAGGCAAAGAAAAGCCGAAATACGGCGAAACAGCCACAAATAAGGGACGTTTTCACAATTATATGCCATACAGACCTGCACGTTGAGTGTGTCAAGGAGTACAAATTCCACCCGATACGTAAATGGCGGTTTGATTATGCGATACCAAAGTATAAGATAGCCTTGGAAGTTGAGGGCGGCGTATGGACGGGAGGTCGGCACACTTCATCAACGGGCTTTCTAAAGGATATGGAAAAATACAATACCGCCACATTGATGGGCTGGCGTGTGTTTAGAACAACTCCCGATGAATTGTATAAGACAGCAACGATAAATTTGATAAAAACCGCAATTTCGGGCTGTTTTACCCCCTAAATATGCTCTTTTTTGCTCAAAATGTGATTATTTTATAATCGTTTTCTAACTTTGTAGCACATAACATAATTTGACGATATGAAAACAGAAACGGTACACCTGTCGCAGATACAGGTAAACGGGGCTAATCCCCGTATCATCAAGGATGACAAGTTTGCGAAGCTGATAAACTCCATACTTGCGCTGCCTAAAATGCTCGAACTCCGACCTATCGTAGTGGATAACACGATGGTAGCCCTCGGAGGAAATATGCGTTACCGGGCATTATCTGCCATAGCCTCAATGACAGCGGACGAAATCCGGGACAGGCTTAACTCAATAAGGGATTTTCAGAAGAAAACAGAAGCCGAACAGCAGTTACTCGTTCAGTTTTGGGAAAAGTGGAAAGACAGCCCGAATGCGCCTGTTATCAAGGCTTCCGAACTGACAGACGAGGAACAAAGAGAGTTTATCATCAAGGATAATGTTGGCTATGGAGAATGGGATATGGATGCACTTGCCAACGAATGGGACAATGAAGACCTCGCTGATTGGGGTGTGGACGTATGGCAGGAAGACAGCAGTTCCACAGGAGGAAGCGGAACAGGCGAAAGCTGCCCGGCAAAAACCACTTTAAACGACCGCTTTGTTGTTCCTCCGTTCTCTATCCTCGACACCCGTAAAGGCTATTGGCAAGCCCGTAAAAAGGTGTGGCGAGAGCTTATCGGGGATATGGGCGAAAGCCGTAACGATACGCTTATAACAAGCCCCGAAATCAAGTACAAAGACCTGTATCAGAAGACACGGCAGCACAGGGAGGAACTCGGATTGACATTCAAGGAATACCTCGAAAAGTATGTGCCGGATGATGTGAAAGAACGTGAGGCGCAGAAAGTTCTATCAGCTGGAGTGTCATTGCTTGACCCTGTTATGGCTGAAATAGTCTGTCGATGGTTCGGCATGGAAAACTGCAAGACATTTGACTGCTTTGCCGGAGATAGCGTGTTCGGTTATGTATCGGCACACCTCGGAAATGAATTTGTCGGAATAGAACTGCGTCCCGAACAGGCTCAACTCAACAATGAGCGTGTGGAGGGCATGAACGCCCGGTACATCTGTGATGACGGACAGAACGTGGCACAGCATATCGAACCGGAAAGCCAAGACCTTCTGTTTAGCTGTCCCCCGTACTTCGACTTGGAAGTGTACAGCGACCTACCGAATGATGCAAGCAACCAAGGCAGTTACGAGGATTTTATAGCGATACTCCGAAACGCATTCTCGGCGGCTATCGGCTGTCTGAAAGAAGACCGCTTCGCCGTGATTGTAGTTGGCGATGTAAGGGATAAGGCAACGGGCTGTTATTATGACTTCTGCGGCGACATCAAAAGGATATTCAAGGATAACGGAGTAAACCTGTATAATGAGATTATCCTCATAGAAACGGGCGCAAGTACAGCCCTAAGAGCTTCCCGATACATGGAGAGCCGCAAGGTTGCCAAGATGCACCAAAATATCCTCGTGTTCTACAAAGGAAAAACCAAAAACATTAAAAACAATTTCAAAAAAATAGAGTATGCAAGCGAAGATTTGGAACTTTTCAGAGTGGATTCAGGAAACGAACCCACAGAAGATACGGCAAATGTTTGATGAATGGCTTCGGAAAGCCGGGTTCAATATCCTATGCTTTACCGACCATCATTTCAGCCCACAAGGTTATACGGCATTATGGTTGCTGACAGAAAGCCATTTTGCCGTACACACGTTCCCGGAGTTCGGGAAAACATATATTGAACTGTCAAGCTGCAACCTTGAATTCTACCAAGAATTTCTAAAACTGACTAAAGAACTGTAACAATGAGTAAAGCACAAGACAAGAAGCGAAACCAACTGAAACTTGCCCGGCTTGAGATAGTCGCACAGCTATACAAGCGTGGGTATAGCATACGAAAAATACAGTCGGAGGTCGTGAAACGGCTTGAACTGAAAACATACTCTTTGGCAACGGTACACAAGGACATCCAAACCCTCCTTGACGAGTGGAGGGAAAACCGCATAGAGGATATGGATGCAGCCCTGCAGCTCGAACTTGAACGCATAGATGACACGGTAAGGGAGTTATGGGAACAGTGGGAAAAATCAAAGACAGATTATACCAAGACTGCCCGGAAACAAAAAGGCTCTCCCACACGGGATAACCAAACCGGGCAAACATCCATACGAACCTATCAGACTGAAAGGACAGAAACCGAAGTTATACGGCTTGGAGACCCGTCCTACATTTCAGAGATACGACAGCAGCTCGCAGAACGGCGCAAATTACTCGGTCTGTATGCTCCGGAAAAGAAAGACATTTCAGGAGGGGTTTCGTTTACTTCATTCCTTATCGAAAGCGGAATGTTGGACGATACAGAGCAACAGATATCAGAATAAAGCGATTGCCGCCCCGACACGGGCTTTTCTTTTCATGAACGGATAAGTAAACCAATAATAAACGAAACAGCCAAATACGGCGAATCTTGATAAAATAACTATGGCAAAGAAAAACGACACAAAGATGCGAAAGGTCGGGCTGGAGCTAATGAACTCATGGCGTGCGGATTGGTGCAAGTTCGTCCGTGAGGCTTTCGGGGTTTGTCTTGACGAGGAACAGCAGGCAATTTTAAGGAGCGTTCAGTTCAACAGGCGTACCTCTGTTGCTTCGGGGACAGCTCGTGGAAAGGATTTCGTTGCGGCTTGCGCTGCCGTTTCGTTCCTCTACCTTACCCCACGTTGGAGAAAGAACAGCAACGGGGAAATAGACCTTGCAGAGAATACTAAAGTTGCCCTAACAGGACCGACAGACCGACAGGTAAAGAATATCATGATGCCGGAAGTAAGCCGCCTGTACAACCGGGCAAAGAAACGTGGCATAGAGTTACCGGGGCGATTGACTTCCTCTGACATAAGAACCGATTATGCCGAATGGTTTCTGACAGGCTTCAAAGCAGATGACAACAATCACGAGGCTTGGTCTGGCTTCCATGCTGTACATACTATGTTTGTCGTAACAGAGGCAACAGGTATCGGGGATGATACATTTGGGGCTATTGAGGGAAACCTGCAGGGAGACAGCCGCATTCTTATTGTGTTCAACCCCAACACTCCCGTAGGCTATGCTGCCCGTTCCCAAAAGGGCGACAGATGGGCTAAATTCAGTCTTAACAGCCTCACAGCCCCCAATGTGGTACAAAAGAAGATAATCATACCGGGGCAGGTGGATTATGAGTGGGTCATAGACAAGCTCCAAAACTGGTGTATGCCGATATCCGAAAAGGAGGTACAGACAGAGCTTGACGATTTTCAGTTTGAGGGGAAATGGTATCGACCGGATGACCTGTTCAGGAAAAAGGTTCTCGGAAAGTTTCCGAAAGTCGCTGATGATGTACTTATACCGTTGCAGTGGATAGAACTTGCACATGACCGATGGATAAAAGCACAGGGCAAAGAACCGCTAAACTCTGATATTCGTATGCTCGGTGTCGATGTGGCTGGTATGGGGCGTGACTGTACCTGTTTCTGTGAACGAAAAGGAATGTGGGTCGCTCCTATCATTACCCATAATTCGGGAGGATCTGCCGACCACATGGGAATTGCCGGGCAACTTATAGCTTATCGCAGGAGAAATATCGAAATGTATGTAAGCATAGACACTATCGGTGAGGGCGCAGGAGTTTACAGCCGTTGCGTGGAGGTCGGAGGAGACAGATACTTTATCAGTTGCAAATACAGCGAAGCAGCCAAAACCCGAAACGACAAAGACCTGACAGACATAACAGGGCAGCACAAGTTCCTAAACATGCGAGCGTATCTCTTTTGGTGCGTCCGTGATTGGTTGAACCCAAAGAACAATACCGGAGCCATGCTGCCGCCTGATACACAGTTTGACGAAGAGGCAACGGAAATACGTTGGTTTTTCCGTTCTGACGGGAAAATACAGATTGAACCGAAAGAGGATATAAAACAGCGTATCGGACGAAGCCCGGACAAATTTGATGCACTTGCTAACACGTTCTATCCTATACAGAACAGACAGCCGATAGACCTTAACAGGCTTTCAAAAATGATAAGAAGATAACACTTAAAATTATATCGTATGACAATCGAGGAATTATTAAAATCGGGAGCTTCAGCGGAAACAATCATCGCCGCCCTAAAAGAAAAATCAATCATCGTTCCTGTATGGTCGGGGCGTTATGGTCTTGTACAACAGTTTGACCCGACCAAGCACCCGGTAATGAATAAACAGAAATACCCGGATATCGTTAGCGATGAGGGAATAGAGTATGTAACCCGTATAACCTGCGACCTGCAAAGACTTGCCACAAAGCGTATGACGGAACTTGTTACTGGCATACCTGTAAAACGTGTGTATAAGCCAGAGTACGACCGTCAAAAGGAGATTGCAAGCTATATCGAAAGTATCTATGAGCGAAACCGCATAGACAGCGTAAACAATGAGCGTTGCAATATGCTGTTTGCCGGATGCGAGGTTCTGACACTATGGTACGCCATAGATGAACGAAACAACCTATACGGGTTCAACAGTCCATTAAAATTGCGTTGCAGAAACTTCTCCCCCATGTTGGGCGATGACCTGTATCCATTGTTTGACGAGTACGGCGATATGATAGCCATGTCGGTGGGTTACACTCGCAAGAAAGGACGAAAAACCGTTCAATACTTCGATACTTACACCTCCGAAAAACATATCAAATGGAGCAATGAGAACGGTAGTTGGCAAGAGGTTGAAAACGAAGATATTACTCTCGGAAAGATACCCGGTATTTATATGTGGAGACCAACACCTATTTGGGAAGACACCTCAAAGACCGTGTATGAAATTGAATGGGCATTGAGCCGTAACGGTAACTATCTGCGTCAGAATTCCAAACCGCTGTTTGTCGTGTTCGCCGATGAAGCGATAAGCTATGGCGATGAAAAAAGCCCAAATAAAGAGTTCCGCTCTATCATGCAATACCCCAAAGGCTCAACGGCACAGTATATAACTTGGCAACAGGCAGTAGAGAATTTGAAATACTATGTTGGGGAACTCCGTAGCATGTTCTTTACACAACTCCAACTGCCGGATTGGTCTTATGAAAAAATGTCGCAGCAAGCACTTTCCGGGGAAAGCCGCAAGCAGATGTTTATTGATGCACAATTGAAAGTCAAAGATGAAAGCGGACGGCTCATTGAGTTTTTTGACAGGGAAATGAATGTTATCAAGGCATTTCTTAAAGTCATGCTTGGGGAACAATTCCACAAGGATATTGACGCTTTGAAAGTCGAAATGATTATAACCCCGTTTGCCATAACGGATGAAAAAGACACCATAAACAATCTTATGGCTGCAAACGGCGGCGAACCTATCATGTCGCAACGTGAATCCATTGAGCTGTTCGGGCATAGCGATGATGTTGATAAGACCCTCAAGGAGATAGCCGAACAAGGGAAGAAAGATATTTTTGAACCAACTGAATAAACTATAAACAGCTATGGCAAGACAAACAACACGAAAGCAGCAGAGAGAGCAGCCGAAATATAAATGCCGACACTGCCAGCACAGCTATGATTGGCACGAGATTGGCGCAAACGGAAAACCGTTCATGTGCCGATGTCCGTTCTACAAGGAAGGGAAATTCTGTCTCTTCCTGTCAGACCCACAATGCGAACACTTTTTGAAACGGGAGGACGCAGATCATGCCGAAACTGAATAAGTACGACAAGGAACACATGGAGAACCTGTCAGCCTATGAGCAAGAGGTTGACAGGTTATACCGTCAGATAATACAACAGGCGGCTACAATAGGTATCTCCATTTCGGGCGATTTCAACCCCGACAAGCCTTTTTCTTTTGACGATTACCCAACTATAAAGAAACGTGTCGAAAAGCTATTGTCGGCTTTGCAAAGCGGCTTGTCGGCTGTTATTCTGAACGGCATAGATGCGGAATGGACGCTTGCCAACAACAAGAACAGCGAACTGTCCCGTATGGTTTTCGGGGATAATATCGGGAAGCTGACAGAGGAACAATACGGGCGGTATTTCAGCACAAACGACAACGCCCGTATAGCTTTCAAGGAACGAAAGGAAAACGGGCTGAACCTTTCCGACAGGGTTTGGCGTTATACGAACCAATTCAAGGACGAGATAGAACTTGCCTTGGATTTAGGCATACGCAGCGGACTATCCGCTGATGAAATGACACGAGATTTGCGAGATTACCTGAGATACCCAGACAAGCTGTTCCGGCGTGTACGTGATGAACACGGGCAATTGCAACTATCCAAGCGAGCTGCAGCTTTCCATCCGGGACAGGGCGTTTATAGAAGTTCGTACAAGAACGCCCGGAGATTGGCTGCTACCGAAACGAACATGGCTTACATGACTGCCGACTATGAGCGTTGGCAGCAGCTTGATTTTGTCGTTGGGATAGAAATCCGGCTGTCGAATAACCATACGTTAAACGGAGAGCCTTTCGTGGATATTTGCGATGAACTGAAAGGGCGATATCCCAAAGACTTCAAGTTTACCGGGTGGCACCCACATTGCCGCTGTCATGTAATTACGATATTGAAGACAGACGAGGAAATAGCGGAAGACACGCAGAAGATACTGAACGGAGAAGAATTGGACGGTAACAGCATAAACCGTGTGGATGATGTCCCTGATAATTTCAAAAAATGGTTGCAGGATAACGAAGCGAGGGCGAAAAGAAGTTATTCAATGCCGTACTTTATCCGTGATAATGAAAAATACCTGCCGGGCAACTACAAGAACCTCTATGCGATGAAGAAACCATACGACACTTACGAGGAGTATGAGGATGCTATGAGGTACAACAGGAGATACGCTGGTTTTTCCGCTGATATAACTCGTAACAACAGGGAGTTATCAGATGTGTTACCTGTCATGCAAGGTAAGATAATGAACTTCACGGAAGCGGACGGAAGCAGATGCAATCCGAATTTTACGATTGAAAATGCGGAGGGTTTGGGTTATCAACACAACTGCCAAACCTGTACAATGACATACGAGTTAAGGCGTAGAGGTTTCAATGTAGAGGCAAAGCCAAGCCCTCTTGTAAAAAAGGTTATGAGAGAGTTTGATTTATTCGCAGCTTCAAAAGGAGCTAATTGGACTTTGCGTTTCCTAAACTCTGATGGAACACCTGTAAAATACAAATATTCCGGGTATGACATTCCTAAAGATACAATCGCATCCAAAAACGCATATATCCAAAATGAAACAAAGCAACAAGGACGATATGAAGTATATTGTGCTTGGAAAGGCAAAAACGCAGGAGCACACGTGTTTATTGTAGAAAGACAGAAAAACGGCGAGCTGCTATGGTTTGACCCACAGTCAGGTCGCCGGGGAGGATCATTCAAAGACTATTTACAACGAATGTCAAAACTCAAAATAAGCATACTTCGGATAGATGATAAATTGATAAATCCGCTATTTGCAGAAAGATTAATCAAAGCTATTTAATATCTTCAAGCTATCTGTACCAGATACCAATTTAGCTACCCCTTGCTCGAACAGGATGCAACATGGCAATCCTGTCGGGCAAGGAAATTCATCATCAGTCTTAACACCAACACTATAAACATCAGCATTATCATACTTTCCAAGATAGTCAATGCTATCGTAGCCATTTTCTACGGCTGTATCAGTTACAATTTTCGGTATATCCATCGTCAGTTATTTTTATCAGATTTCGCCGTAAAACGGTCTTCTATCTGTTTTCGTTAATACTATTGTCTCAAAAATTATCGCCCGGCATTCAGCCCCATTCAAAGCCAAACAGTTATCAAGGCTTGTGGCAAATATACGGATAAATAGTCTGTTTACAAAACAGTATTTAATTCGGGATGTCTGCATTTTTGTGATTATAAAACAATCGCAAACACCCCGAATTTGCCGCTTTTTAGCCCCGACAAGCGTTTTTCTTTCAAAGAACGTATATTTTATTATCCAAGCAAAAGAAAAGCCTTATACGGGCTTTATTTGCGTTTTCCTCTTGACTTCTTCTTTCGTTATTGTACACTTGCGCCCATTGTACGGCTTTCCGTCAGATACTCCGATGTTCCAAAGCCGGGCAACCTTGCAGCCGACCTGTCCCGGCGTAAACTGGTCATAAATTGAGGCAAGGCTCGAAAAGAAAAAGTCCGTGCGGTCATCGTCCTGTATTGGCGGCTCTTTGAACTGAACCCGGTAAATCCAATTTCTATACCCCATGATTATTAGCCTCCAACTGTTTACGGTAAGTGTTATTGCTCATAGCTTCCTGTATCTTCCAAGCCTTCCAAATGCGCTCCATATCCTCCGGCGTAAGGTCTTCCCTTTTCCGGCTTCCGCTTCTCTCATCATCAAAGTACAAATTATGTTTCCCGATATAAGCCGACATAAAAGAGCGTTTGAAATCATCAAATTCACGCTTATAGTTAGCTTTGTGCCAATTGAACAGGCTTGAAATATCTGCATACTGCAGTGCTGTAAGTTCAATACGGATAGCTGAACGTGTCGGCTGTGTGTATGTCATACCCGATATGTCGCAAACAGAACAAAGACATCGGATAAAAAGGTTCATCATTTCCTTGTTCCTCCCGATTTCAAATGTGTATGCATGTTTGGTTTCAATATCCAGCACCTCTTCTAACTTAACTCCGTACTGTTGGCAAATACGCTCAATCGCTCTCCGGGCATTGTTTGCCTCGCCTTGACATCCTCTTTCGGCAAGAGCTTGAAGCTTTTGAAGCTTGCTTTTAAGGCTCTCGAACTGTTCGTTGTCATGTGTCATAACTTATCCTCCTCGCATTTTCGGTTTACAACTGCTTCCCCATGTAGGGAAAACTCTATGTCCTTGATGATATCCAAGGCTTCGGGCTGAACCTCGACCTTGGAAAGTATGGCGGCAATATTCTTTTCGACTATCGCCTCTGACTCTTGGCGGCTATGCGCCTGTACTGTTACCTGCCCGTTAAATACGAGCTTTGCTCTGATTTTGAAATTCTTCTTTGCCATAGTTATTTTTGATTTACGCCCCTATGTGGGTCAGGCGTTACTCCCCTAAAGAAAAACAGGGTATATACGCCTGTCCCGATAGGGACTTTTGACGAGATTACGTCAGTAATCTTATTCTCTTTTCTCCTATTCTCTACTCTCCTTTCGCGCGCGCCTGTACGGGTTTATTGGTAGAAAACTGCTTGAAATTTTGGTTTTCTTCGAGAAAAACAGGGTTTTCTGCATCGGAAACTCATTTTTACCCTAAAACCTATATTCTTTTTATTCGTTTGGCAACATCATCGCCCCAATATCGGCGAATAATCTTAATCGCTTCCAAATCTCCGTCCCAAGAAAACATACACTCGTGGTTATTATACTCATAAAAGTAAACCTCCTGTGGGTCGCACTCTTTCGGTATGGCGGCGAGGTTATCATCATAAAAACGGAAGAAACCTTCTAAGCCCTCTTTCGTCCCAAACGCTCCAGTTCCTTTATCCTGTAAAACTTTGTCCCCGTCCTTGATATGACCGAGTTCCACAAGGTGTCTATACCCCTCCGAAAACTGTTTATTACTGAAAGCAAAGAACACCCCGTATTTATCAGCATCGGGGTGTGTGTCCTTAATTTGGCGGTAACGATTAATCGTTTGGTCATTTAGCATAACCACACCGCCCTCGTAATTATCCCAATCACGGTAATAACGCAGTTCACCCTTTGTGGTATTGATGGTATGAATTTCGTGTGCCATTGTCTTATATCTTGTTATAAAGTGAAAACTATGTATCGAACCCCGTAGCTGTTCCTGTCGTAGGAAACATGGAAACCCTCTGAACGGGCGAAATCAATCGCCGCCTGTTCGTCTGCCATACGGATTGTATTTCCGCAACCCTTGATGTCCGTCTTACTGATATGACGGTCACAAATGAAACAGGCTCTGCCGCTTCCTTTTATCCTTTCGCTTATCTTATTGATGAACTCCTCCTTTGTGAATGGGGCGTTCTGAATCATTTCCATACGCAATCTTTCTGCTGCTGTCATAGTCTTATCATTGATTATGCCCGGCAAATAAACCGTTTTGCGGCTGTCTGCCGGGCGATTGTTATTACTCTTTTACTCTCTTAACTCTGTTCATCAATTGCCCCGAAATTTCGTGAAGTTCACGGCTTCTTTCCGGTGTCAGTTCCCTTGCGTGTGCCGTTATAGCCTGTGTCAGCTTCCAAAGAGTTGCGCCGCCCTGTACGCCATCATCTGGGTCATTACGCATGAGGATTTTTTCAACTTCCTTGCTTTCTGTTTTAAGGAGGCTTCCGTTCTTGGTAAGGTTTTTCAGCTCATGCTCGAAATCAACATCAATTTCGCTCGCCCCTTGTATCTCAATGGCTTTCTGCATGAGGTTGTCCTTACTGAATAATCCCTTTGTCAAATCCCTAACAGCTGAAACGGTTGTCTTTGTATCAAGTTCGTAGGTCTTTTGAGATAACTGCAGGTTGTCCGGGAGCTTTGAACCGAGGTGTACCTGTTTCATAACGCTTTCGCGAACCATACCATTAAGGCAAGCCCCGTTCAAGAGGAAAGCTCTCATATCAACTGCCCCGTCCCCATAGTCTGATGTACTGAATCTTGCCCCGGCGAAAATAATAACATCGCCGTTCTTAGCTGTAGGTATCGTGATAGGTGTCGGCAGTATCGTTTCAGCCCATACCTTGGTGTCATTCATGTATGCGTCCGATATAACAGCTCCTTGGTGCGCTGCCTCTTGAACAAAAGCCGTAAGTATTTCAACGCTGTTCAAACGGCGGTAGCTGTCGGATAATACGCCTCTTACCTGTTCCCCTACGGTTCTGATAAGTACACGGCTTCTATCAGTCCAATCACTGTGCTGGTTCAATAAATGAGCCGCCAGCGCAACAGCCCAAGGATCTCCCGATGCAAGCCCCCTCAAGTATCTTTGAGGTATGCCCATACGGTCTGCAAGCTGTCCTATGGCATTATCGTGAAGCGAGAACTTACCGTCCGGCATGTTTAACGATAATCGCTGTTCGCCGTCAAAAGTGATAACCGGGCGATGGTCTTTCGCTTTGAGGTTAACTCCTATCGGGGCGATATAGTCCTGCGCTATCTTACCCTCATGTACGAGGCGTTCCATTGTTTCTTTAACTCCAACGGCTTTCCCGTCAATCATTCTCTGAACTTTGTTCATAACTACTTCGTTCAATCCCTGCTGTAATTCGGTTGTCTGTACCATAATCGTAAATTTTAATTGGTTATTAAATTGTTAAATCTGTCAAATATTCCATTGCCTCCGCATACAGGGCTTCGGCTGAAAGGTTGTCCGAGCTTGGCTCGAAACCTGCGAGATATGCTCCCTCAATAATTTGTGCCATAATACTGTCCTCCCGTTATTTAGCGTAAAAACTGAATTTCAAACCTCTGCGCAGCTTACATACACAAACATCATCGGCTGTGTTGAAAGTTCTTGTTAAGAACTTGTTCAACAGTTCAATGCCTATCAGTGCGATAGCTCCCGAAACACCAACCAGTTTGTTAATCTTATTACCGTTTGCGTCAACTCCGGCAACCTTTATACGGAAGTTTCGGTTAATCTCTTTTGTGCTGTATGTTAAGCTATTCTTGTTCATATTGCTATTATTTTGAGGTTTCAAACTGTTTGTTTTATAATCACATTGCAAATATAAGTGAAGTATTTTGGTAATAACAAACTTTTACGGATGAATTTTTAACTGAATAGTGAATTTTTTTTATGATAAAATATCTTTATCAGCAAATACAACTGATTGTCAGCGGTATAAACAAAATCACTGAAAAACAAAATTTTGAAGCAATTTTATGAGTATATTATAATCACTTTTGAAAACTTTGAGTACATTTGTGCGATATAACACGTTTAGTAAATTTCATACTGGTATGAGACAACAGATTTTAGATGCGCTGAAAGCCAAATTTCAGGGGGTCAGCGAAAAGATTTTGGGCAGGATAGCCGACAAATTGGCGAAGACTGTAACAACCGCTGAACAGGTGGCAACCGCCGTTGAGGGGGTCACGTTCCAGCAAGTTCTTGACAGCTACGGTGACAGCCGGGCTACAGAAGCCCAACAGACAGCCGTACACAATTACGAAAGTAAATACGGGCTGAAAGATGGGCAAAAGATTGACGGGGGTACAGGCGAACAAAACGGCGGTACAACCAAAACCAATCCTCCTGCAGGGGGCGAACAAATTCCAGCTTGGGCACAGGCTCTTATTGACAGTAACAAGACAATAACTGACCGTTTGAACAAAATGGATGGCGACCGCACAACTGCAACCCGTAAACAACAACTTACGACTATCATTGAAAAATTGCCGGAAAACCTCCGCAAAGGTTACGAGCGTATTTCGGTCGATAACCTGTCCGATGAACAGTTCAATACGCTTGTCGGGGAAATAAATACAGAGGTTGAAGGAATTGTAAATGATACAAGAGCAAAAGGGGCTGTTTTCGGAAAACCATCTGCACAATCGGGGGCAGGAAATCAAGGGGGCGAACTGACCAAAGAGCAACAGGACGCAATCGCACATCGCGAAAGCAAGCCATCAGGAGGTCAGCCGTTCTAATGTTTAACAATCAAAAATAGAAAAGAACTATGGCAATGACAGTTCAAAGACGCAAGGACACGAAAGTACCTCGTGTCTTCATGCACAAGATAGCGGATATCAGAGGTGGTGTGTCCGTTAAAATCTCGGAACTTGGCGGCGACTACCTCCATGAGGGGGCTGTACTTAGCGCAGCGGATAACGGTATCTGCCATGTAGTAAAAATCGCAGAGGTGGTTGAACAGGCTGAAAATTCCGCAACAGCCATCAAGGTAAAGAAAGGTCATAACTTCGTTATCGGAAACATCGTCATGGCTGACGAGGGCAAAAAGGCTTATGCAATCACTGGAATTGATACTGCCGGAAGCAAGACCTACGATACCATTACAGTAAAAACAACACTTGGAGAAGTAATTCCTATCGGTGGTTTTCTTATTGAGGCAAAAGCAGAATCATCTGAAACGTCTTCCGCATTAAAGTACATTCCACAATCTATGGTAGGTACAGGAAAGCCTATCGTAAGCGGACAGAACATCGACACGGATGCGTGGGTTATCGGTGTAACCAAAGGGCGTGCGCTCCCGGAATGTGTCGCAAAGCACCTCAAATGTATCGTAAACTATTAAAACATTGATTTATTATGGCAACAATCGTAAATACACTTATTCAAGGGCTGACGCAGCAGATGGTTCAAGCTCGCTTGAATACAGCCGATGCAACACCGTTCCTTTTCGCCACCCATTTCCCGGTTAAAAAGGTAAACGGATTCATTTGGCGTACGTTGCAGAACCAGCTCGAAAAGAAAAACGTAGCAGCCGACCTGCATACAGACAACGGAACTACGTTACGTAAGCACCGTCCTATCTTTGAAAGTGCAAAAGGCGATATCCCGTTTATTTCAATCAGCCGTGAACTTACACGTTCTGAAATAAAAGATTATCAGACTGCGCTTGCTTTCGCACAGGACGAAGATGCTATAAAGCTCGTTCAATATTGGGGAAATGATGTCGATTTCTGTTTCAACGGCGTACAGTCCGAATTGGAATATATCGCATGGAAACTTGCTTCAAACGCAGGAGTATTGAGTTTCACTACAACCAACAACGCAACATACGCCAACGAATTTGACCTTGACTATGATGTGGATGATGATATGAAAATTTATACCTCGGCTGACTGGGGAAACAAATCATCTGCTGATATTATCGGGGACTTGGCAAACGCAGTCAAATTGGCTAAGGCTAAGAACTTGAACCCGAAGTTCGCATTTATCAATCTTGACGAACTCTATCGTGTCTGTTCAGCAGACCAAATCATCAAGGCTTGTGCTTCTTTCGCTGCAAACGCATTAAGCATCCAACAGACACCCGACCTTGAAATGGTTAATCAAATGCTCAAGAAACAGGCTTGGCTAAACGGTATTCAGTTGAGAGTTATCGACCAGACTATTACCCGTGAACTGACAGACGGAACGCTGACATCCGGCAACCCGTTTGAAGACCGCCGCTTGATTCTGTCCGAAACAGAACGCCTCGGAACAACTCAGTACGATATTCTCCAAGAGAACAACGACATGATTATCCGAGCTGAACGTGCGCACACGATTATCAAAAAGTACGGAACAGCAGAACCGCAGAGTGAGGTTACAATCGGACAGGCTGATGCCGTTCCTGTATTTGATACTGCGTATCGAAACATCTACATCAAGACTGACGGTTCAGATTGGGAGTAAAAACTGCTGACTATGGAAACAGTTCTTGAAGCTCTTAAAGGAATAAACGCATATCCTGTTCCTCTCCGTACAATCCAAAGGATTGCGGAGAAACGGGGTATAGTGTTACAGGACGAAGCCACACAGGAAATGCAGCAGAGCCGGGGGTACAACCTTGCCGTTGCAGACCTGTTACAGTGGTTGTCCGAAGCTCCGAATGTTTCACAGGGAGGTCAGTCCTATACGTTTTCGGATGGGCAACGCACACAGCTAAGAAACCGTGCGAACAGCCTGTACAAAGACTTCGGAGCTGACAAGGAAGCAGGAAACCCAAAACCTATTTACGGATATAAAGGTTCACGATTATGATTATTCAAAACGGTACAATCGAATTGAAACAGAAAACAGGCGGTGGAATAAACCCGGACACAGGATTTCCCAATAAGCCTATATCCGAAACGTGGGGCGAGCCTATCCCCTGTCAGTATTATGCAAACAAGTATAACAATCTTGGGCGTGTGGATGGTATGAGTTTCAAAACTGCCTCTTATACAATACTGATTGAGGAACAGCCGTTCAACGGCGAGCAGGTAAGACTGAAATCACTTGACGGGAATACTGTCGGAGAATTTTCCGTAATATCGGTTGAACTGTTAGAAGCAGTCTGTGAATTAAAGGTTTTAGTCTAACAAAGCGATTTCAGCCCGTATGACAGCGTTTCTTTTTTATTCGATGAAATGTACCAATAAAGAAAGAAAACGCCACATAGCGGAAATTCGCCAAAAATAACTTGAAATTATGCCAATTAAGCAAACGACACCGCAGTTTAAGGTTGAGCAGCACATCCGGGAACGGATTGAGCGGATAAAGCAAGCTATCATATACAACCTGTGCGCAATAGGCGAAAAGGTTCGTAACGAGGCTTTGACAAACGGCTCATACACCGACCGCACAAAGAACCTGCGAAGTTCTATCGGATATGTCGTTGTCGTGGATGGCAAAGTTCAAAAAATTGGAGATTTCGGCAAGTCTGACGGGAACAAAGAGGGAAAGGACACGGGCAAAAACTATGCCCTTTCACTCGTTAAGGAATATCCGAAAGGAATAACCCTTATCGTTGTCGCCGGGATGAAATACGCCGCTTATGTATCAGCTAAAGGTTATAATGTGCTTGAAAGTTCGGAACTGCTGGCAGATCAGCTCGTGCCGGATATGTTAAAACAACTCGGAATTAAATACAGGTAAACAATGGCAAAGACAGCAAAACAGGTTCAAGGCGACATCTATCAGTTGTTAAAGGAAAGCCGTTTGGCGACACAACTCTCCGGAGGAGTGTACCGTGGAACACCTGAAAGCAGCTACCGTCCTCGTGACAGCCAAAAGGAGGATGCCATAGTGATTTTTACGGCAGGAAAACCCGGACAGGTTCAAACGGGGGCAATTACCGTAAACATATATGTCCCCGATATTGACCCTTATAACAACGGGATATTCGCAGAGGACGGAAAGCGTACGGCAGAGATAGAGCAGCTCGCACAAGAATGGGTTGACAGTCTTATCGACAATGTTTATACATACGATTTTGAGCAATCCGACACAATTTACACGGAAGCAGAACCGAAAATAAACCAGCACTTTGTTGTCGTGAAGCTGAAATACAAATTATGTGAATAAAATATCAAACCAATAACTCATTAGAATTATGGCAAAGAAACTTATCATGTCATGGTCTAAGTGTAAGATTGAAGTTGGCAAGACAGAAGCGTCAGACGCTATGGCTGCTGAACTTTTTTCACTTGGTATCATCAAGGACAAAAGTACTTCCATGAGTACGGAAGATGGGGACACGCTGACTGCAAAAGCTTCGGGCGGTGTCGTTGTTGCAGAGGAAGAGGGAGAGCCACAGGTAACTATTACCACCCGTATTATGGAGATGGATTTCGACACGGAAAACAAACTTACGGGAGCTGTTAAAAGTGGAGCGGATGCGACAGCGGAATTGACAGTAAAAACCAATGTTATCCCCGAAGATTTTTCTGTAAAAGTTACTCCTAAAAACATCGGAGCAACAGGTGTTAAAGTTAGACGTGCTCATATCTCATTCCGTCCCGGTTCATCCGAAGAGGAAGGACATTATGTTGATGTTACGTTCAAAATACTTGCTTGCGAAGATGGTGAGCTTTACAAGAAGTTCAAGGTTCAGAGTACAGACTGGGCAGAAAAAGCCTAAAATGAGATTTGACGTGTGGAGAGACACCCCTTTGCTGTTCGGCAGGATAGAACAGCCATTCGGAGGGTTGGCAGAGCGGCTTAATGCACCTCATTGCTAACGAGGCGTGCGGAAACGTACCGGAGGTTCAAATCCTCCACCCTCCGCTAACGAATAAATATATTTCAGTATGACAGAACAGAAACAAACCATAGAAAGCAAAGTTGCGGCGGCTATACTTGAAAAGCCTATTGCAACAATTGAATTGGAGGGGGTAAAATACAATATTGCACCGCCTTCTATTTCCACGTTGATACTCGTGTCTGAAATAATTTCAACGCTTCCACAGGTTAATGATGTGCCAAAGGATAAAATAGTTTATTCAGCATTGCACTATGCGAAAGATTTCAAGCAACTCGGCGACATTGTTGCTGTGCTTATTTTAGGCGCAAAAGGATTGACAGAGACCGTAACACGAAAAGTTGTCAAAAAGCGTTTCTTCGGGCTGATAAAAAGTGAAAAGGAGGAAATTATAACCATTGACAGAAAAGCAGAACTTTCAAAACTCGTGTTAGATAATATACGCCCGTCTGTTATGCTTAATATAATTATCCGAAGACTTAACGATTTGGAGATAGGAGATTTTTTCGGTATTACCACTTCCCTTGCAGAAGCCAACATTCTAAGTCCGACAAAGGAAGTGGGAAACTGAATGACAGCATCTGGGCAACAGTCCTCGGAGTAGCAAAGACTTTCGGCGTAACAGCGCAGGAGGCACTTTATGACATGAGTTATGTTAATGCCATAATGTACAGCAAAGCCGTGCCAATGTATGATGACAAACCATCAGAAGAAGACAAGCCTCTTTACGATGATACACTTGATGCAAACGACACGAGCAAATTCAATGATTTTGAAGACGAAGAAATTGTAAGAGTATGAACGACAACGGTAGAACAAACTATTCGGTAAGCCTTGACACCTCTGAATTGGAGGCTTCTGCTAAGAAAGTTATAAACACTTTCAAGACAATGGGCAATGACATAGAAAAAGAGGGAAAGCGGATTGACAATGCTTTTGATAGCCTTGGAGGAAAATCGCTTGTGGGTATCTCTATGAAAAGCCTTGGGGATGATGTCAAAAAAGCAAGAGCCGACATAGAACAGTCCTTTATCCGTATCGACAAAATGAGCATGGAGGCTTTCGGTTCTATGTCCTCCAAAGCGCAGCAGCTTGCCAAGGACATACAGGACGATACCGTTATGCTCAAACAGCTCGAAATGATGCAAACCGCCTTGAATGATACCTACGAAAAAGGCGGCGTATCGCTGAATGAATATATTACAGCACAGGCAAGGCTCGCAGTCCTGCATGAGCAGGTAGAAAATGCTATCATTGAAAATGACAAGGCTTTGAAAGCAGAAAATACTACAATGGAAATTGCAGAGGATAGCATCGCCTCCCTGCAAACCAAAGTTTCACTGCTTACGGTCGAATATATGCGCCTGTCACAAGCCCAAAGAGAGGGAACAGAGGGACAAGCTGTATTAAAGAATTTGACAGAGGTTCAAAATAAGTTGCAACAGGCTACAGCCTCTATGAATCAATACGCAAGAAGTGCCGGAGCTAAATTTGACGGATTGAATTTCAGCGTACAGCAGATTGCCCGTGAGCTTCCTGTTTTGGCAATGTCTCCGCAGATGTTCTTTTTGGCAATCAGTAATAACCTGCCGATTTTCACGGATGAAATCGCAAAAGCGAGAAAAGAGTACCAACTACTCACGGAAGCCGGGAAATCGGCTACTCCTGTATGGAAACGTGTCATGTCTTCAATGTTCAGTTGGCAAACTTTATTAGTTGTCGGTATAACGCTTCTTACCGCTTATGGCGATGAAATTATTTCATGGGTAGGAAGTCTGTTCACAGCTAAAAAGGCTTTGTCCGAAACATACGGAAGTCTTGAGGAATGGCAAAATAAGGTATCAGAAAGTGCTGGAGAAACGTTGTCTGTTCTTGAAAAATTGTCTATGGGTTGGATAGAGCTTGGAGACAATATGGAAGCCAAGGAACAATATATCATAAACAATAAAAATGAAATAGACAAATTAGGTGTCGTTATCAATGATGTAAATGATGCGGAACGTGTCTTCAATTCAGGAAAGGATAGCTTTATTAGTGCTGTCATGGCAAAAGCACAGGCAGCAGCCACAATGGAACTTGCAGCGGAAGAATATAAGAAGGCATTGCAAAAAATGTTGGAAGCTGATGCGAAAGCTAAGGAGGGACCTTCTGCTGGAGATTATTTCAAGTCATTTATGGCTAACAGCGTGAGAGGAGAAGATATGTCCGGTACATTGTTGAATGCTGATTTAAGTCCTGAAGCATACGCCAAGGAAGCTGAGGAAAAAATGAGGAAAGCCGGGGAAGATTATATGAAATCATTCTTCGAACTTATCAAAAAATCAGATGAATTGGGTAAAGAATATGCTGAAAAACTTGGAGCTGCAAACATACAATCGACTGAAACAATGATAGCTGGTTCTGTGGAAGCCATCGAAGCCTCCATAGCTCTTAAACAACAGGCATTGAAGAAAGTTACTAATCGTGAAGATTATGCAAAACTTGAAGCACAGATAAAAGAGGAACAAAAAAGATTGGATGCCATAAAAGGAACATCCGGAAATAAAAACGCTGAAAGGGAAGCGGAACAGGCAAGAAAAGCGTTGGAACAGGCGCATAATAAACTCATGAACCTACGTTTCCAAAATCAGCAAGAGGAAATCAATTTAATGGCAGACGGGGCAGAGAAAAAGCGCAAGCAACTCGAACTCGACTATCAAAAAGAGTATGCGGAAACACTTGCTCTCGAAAAGAAATGGATGAAGCTCGGCGGCGGTAAACTTTCAATGGAGCAACAGGTGGAAATATCCCGTAAGTACACAAATGCAGAAAACAAGTTCAATTCCGGGATTGCCGCCCTTGAGGGTGGTTTCAGCCAAGAGGAACTGAATGCATCCATGAACAAATACCTTGCCGCATACGGAACTTACGTTGAAAAGAGGAATGCTATTATCGCACAGGCTACCGCAAACAAGGAAGGTAAAAACGAATGGGAGCAAAAATCCATAGATGAAGAGACCAAACGTGCCTTGTCTGAATTGGATATAGAAGCTAACAAGACTACATCTGCCATAAGCCAGTTATTCGGCGATATGAGGGATAAGACCCTTAACGACCTCCAGCAAATAAACGCACAGGGACAGGCGGCGTTGGCATTTCTGAAATCGGGAGAATGGGACGAGGACAAAGGTAAACAGTTCGGAATATCACAAGAAACTTTTGAACTGTGGAGTAAATCTCCTGATAAGCTGAAAGATATATCTGATGCTTTACGGGATAATAAGGAGGTGGCAGATGAACTTCGCCCGGCATACGATAAAGTGGCTGACGGTCTGGAACGTATATTCAAAGCCGGGAATGACACCAAAAAGCTAAAGGAGGCTTTGGCTGATATTGAAGATGGGATGAACGAAATAATGCAGATAGGTTCGTTCCTTTCTGACACGTTCTCAAATCTCGGAGAGGCTTTTGGTTCTGACGCTTTATCAGGAATTGCAGACGGTATCAACGTGGCTATGGATGCGGTAAACTCTGCCATGCAGGGAGCACAAGCCGGAGCAATGTTCGGTCCTATCGGTGCTGCAGCAGGAGCAGCAATAGGTATGGTAAGTTCACTGGCTTCTGCGATAGCAAAAATTCACGACAAGAAAAATGAAAAACGAATACAGCAGTTACAAAATCAAATAGATACTCTTGATGCGTCATACGATAATTTGGGACGTTCCATTGAAAAAGCATATTCAAAGGACGCTTCAAAATTAATCGAACAGCAGAACACTCTGTTAGAACAAAAGAAACTGCTTATCCAACAGCAGATAGCAGAGGAAATGGATAAAAAGGATTCTGATGATGGACGTATCAAAGAATGGCAACAACAGATTGACGATATAAATAACCTCATTGAGGATAATAAAGAAAAAGCAAAGGATGCAATCTTCGGGCAGGATATTCAAAGTGCCATTGATGACTTTGCACAGGCTTATGTAGATGCTTGGGCTGCAGGTGACGACAAGGTAAAGGCTTCCAAGGATTTGGTAAAGGATATGATAAAACAGATGATAACCGAAGCCATGAAAGCCACTATAAGCCCTGATATGGAACGCTTACGAGAAACCATGATGGGTTTTTGGTCTGATGGATTCATCAGCGATTGGGAAAAAGATTACCTCGAAAGAATGGCTGCGGACATGACAAACAGGCTTGAGAACCAGTACGGATGGGCTGATGACTATTTCAAAGAAGAGGAAGAAGATCCGGAACGTGAGGGGACGCAAAAGGGTATTGCCACTGCATCGCAGGAAAGCGTGGATGAAAACAATGCCAGACTTACAACCATGCAAGGGCATACGTACACACTTATGGAAGGTCAAAAAGAATTGATAATAATCGGGAATAGGATGCTTGAACACCTTGCCGGAATTGAAAACAACACATCTACAACCAATGAAAGGCTGAATGAAACCAACGCCAAAATTGATAATGTAGATAAGAAAATTAGCCGGATGTCCGGGACACTTGAAGATATTAATACAAAGGGATTGAAACTTAAAAAATAACGATTATGGATGAGCTTATAAATAACACTTGGGAACAATGGAAAGCTGCCAAATCAGCGGCTCAATCCTTATGCAATGAAACAGCCCGTTACGATATGGCTCAAAAGCTCGGTGCGTGCGCCATGTTCAAGGGAACTGAAAGCCTTGAGGATTTGGTTAAGTTGATGTTCACGCCAAGAGGAATTGAGTTTATGACAAGATTCCATTTCCCCGACATTGATACTTTCCGAAAATTCAAGCCTATGTATCCTGAAAGATACGGGGTCTATATTGATTGCTGCGAAATAAGCCTGTCAGAAGCGAGAAAAGTTTTTTTGGTAGGAAACACCGTTGCGAGATTGAAGTACCGGGACATCGCAAGCAATCGGCTTTATTTAATGTGTGGTGCTGTCGCCCATATAGACGCAGGAGGATATGCTGTTGTTAGAGTTGAAAAAGATGATGTTTCAAAAATAGAATTCATGGAGAAAGACCATGCAAGTGTGCTGTTATGAAAGGAAGGTTATTCATAGACGGAAATGATGCGTTCACGGAATACGGCGTATTTGTTGAACAATACGGGTATAAGGCTCTTGTACAAGCTCCTCCGTTCAAAAGCATAGACAGCACGGAATGGGATGAATTTGACGGGGCTGAATATGATTTGTCCGAGCCTGTCCTTGACAGCAAGACATTTGCAATAGCTTTCTGTATTACAGATATTACATCAGCAAGCGGCCTGTTCGAATTGCTGTCTGATAAGGCATACCATACGTTCGACTTCCGGGAACTTGGAAAGACATACAGGCTACGACTTACGAGCAACGGTTCTCTATCATCAAAGGTACGACTTGGCAACCTGTCTTTGAGCTTTGCTGATGATTTCCCAACTTCCGATGAAGCGGAACCATATCCTGTTGGGGCAGCTGATGTAAGACAATCCGGATATGAGCTTGATGATATAGACTTCTCCCGGTTCGGGGTTTACATATTAAACGGAACGGATGACAATGTCTTAAAAGCTCCCGATGTTCGCCCCAATCTGACTATAAACACGAAAGGAGAAGCCGGGGTTAGCTATGATGATGAAATAGTTATGTACAAACCTAAAGACGTGGTCGTTAAGATGCTTATCAGAGCAGCGAATGTGACTGTCTTTTGGGAACGGTGGAACGCCCTGTTTACAGCCCTTATCAAGCCAGATATACGGCGTTTGTATATTGATAAGATCGTAGAGGAGTTCGATTGTTTTTACAGGAAATGTAGCGTTACAAAGTTCGATATTCTCCGAAACGGCAGAGTATGGTGTGAGTTTTCCGTTACATTGACTTTTACCAATTCAAGACCGACCGGGAACTATGCCTTATTGGTAACGGAAGATGACGAACTCGTATTGACGGAAGATGGCGAAAGCTACATTTTATTAAGGAACGATTAAAATACAGGATATATGGCAACAAAAAGAAGAATATCAGAACTTCCTATCTGTGAAACATTCAATGGGTTGTTTACAATAGGTGTGGACGCCTTGAACCATAGTGTCAAGGTATCTTTAGAGTTTATAGACAAGACCGTTTCCACGTTGAAATCATCCGTAGAAACAGCCATAAAAAACGCTGAAACGGCAACATTATCCGCTAATACAGCAGCAGGGAACGCAAACACGGCTACAAGTAATGCAAACGCCGCCACAAACGCCACACTGAAAGCCACGGAGGACTGTACGGCAGCAACAGGAGCAGCCAATGAAGCTACAGAGGAATGCCGGGAGATAATCGAGACAGCGTCTAACCTTGAAGCTCTTGGGCTGTTCCCTACATCCATGACATTAAGCTATCCGGCAAAACTGACACGTAACAATAAGGTGGCGAGAATAAACGCCGTCCTGCACCCCGACAGGGTTTATCAGAACGTGATATGTCTTGGAGATAACAAAGCAGTATCAGTAACTCCCGATGGGCTGTTACAAGTCATAGGGAAAGGTGTCAGCGTTATTCATGTCATACCAGCCTGTAACGTGGCTTTGTACAGAACCATTCAGATAGAAGTAATTGAACCCACAATAAGGTTGGTTACACGGCAATCTATTAGATTTACATCAAACGGAAAATTTAGGTTAAACTAAAATACAATTCATTATGGCACAGAAAGGTTATATCAGCGAATTTATGAATGGAGGTCGTATCGTTTCTCACGGTAAAATTGAAGACCTGTCGCAAGGGTTCAAATTGCCCGGCGACATTCCGTTCTCTGTTTATTTAAGACCATCATTTCCCGCTACAAATGTAGATGCGATATTGAGTGTGAAATGCAGTCAGGACAACAATTTCTCGGAAGCCCCGGTATCGTATAACGATTGGTCGCCGATGGCTATCACAGAAATTGCTCCCGACAATGAAATTCTTGAAACTTGCGACCTTTATTGGGGAAGCGGTTCTTATGTGGAGGGCGTATGATAGTTTCAATTTTCATATCGCTAAAGAAGCGATTGCGTTCATGGGCAAACGCCCGGAAGCAAAAGAAACTGAGGATGAATACCAAATCTTCGGTAATGTTCATTTCATCAAAAGGTAAAACAGTTTTCAAATTCTTAAACAATAAATGACTATGGCACTGACAAGCGAAGAAGAAAGCAAGGTAAGACAAATTATCGAGGCTTTTGAGGGCGGAAAGCGATTGATTGACCTGCCCGAAGTTGAGGGAACAAATCCCTTTGAATTGATATGTGAGGTTCTTGATACAGACGGGGAAAGTAAAAAGGCTGCTCTCGCAACATTGCTCCCGTACTTGGAGGAACAGTGTATGTACGGAATTGAATATGACATAACGGTATCATCGCCGGATGTTACCCGTATAGGTAATATGGCTCTGCATAAGAGTTTGCCTATCCATAACCGTATGAAAGGATGTTTATTGGCTGATGACGGGACAGTAAACGAATACCTTAACCCAAAAGACTGGCGAGGACAAACACGTGACGGCTCACGTGGGCAGGTCATGGTTGAACTTCCTATGTATTATCGTAAATTTGAAACAGACGGAAACAAACGCCGTGTGAAATTATCGGAATATCCCCTGCCCGGCTATCATCAGGTTAAGAAAAAGTATGTTTCAGCCTATGAAGCAACCGTACAGCGTTCTACAACAACGCTATGCTCAGTTGTAAACACAGATGCAGATTATAGAGGAGGAAATAATAATGCAGAATGGGACGGAACATACCGTACGCTTACAGGAAGACCTGCGACACAGATTTCACGTACCAATTTCCGAAACTATGCCCGTAAACGTAAATCATCCACAAAGGAATGGAACTGTATGACATACGATATTCAGAAAGACCTCTTGTGGCTGTTTGTGGTTGAGTTTGCGACACTTAATTCGCAAAAGGCTGTTAATGCATCACTCACTGCAGAAGGTTACAGACAGGGCGGTCTTGGCGATGGTGTTTCAACTCTTGACGGTGGAAAATGGAATACTTTCAACGGATATTATCCATTTATCCCTTGCGGATATACAGACGAACTTGGAAACGGTACAGGAGAGGTTGAATTTTCAATGCCGACCGAATACGATGCTAACATTAAGAAAGTCAAAGTTCCACGTTATCGTGGTATTGAAAATCCTTTCGGTCATATTTGGCAATGGACGGACGGTATTAATGTACGAATCTCTCCAAACAGCCCGACAGGAGACGGATTGAGCAAGGTATTTGTTACTGATAACCCGGAATATTTCAATGACAGTAACTATAACAACATGTCCCATGTCGGAAATGAAGCCCGTACAGAGGCTTATGTTAAATCTGTCATCTTCGGAGAGGGAGGCGAAATAATGCCGGATGTAGTTGGAGGCGGTTCTACTACCTATTTCTGTGACTACCATTACACGAACATTCCAACATCTGAAACACTCCGTGGGGTGCTGTTCGGCGGTCATGCGCTTCTCGGTGCGCCTTGCGGCTTCGGCTCTGCGCATTCGCTTCACGTTCCCTCGGCTACGTATGCGTACCTCGGCTCTCGCCTTTGCTTTATCCCCGTAACAGCGTAACACGCCCTATGTTTAACTTCTAACTATTTGTAAGGATATGGAAGAATTGGTTGATGATGGCTCGTTGGATTTCTTGAAAATCCCTCGTGATGAAAATAACAGGAGTTTTAACTGCGATGAAACGACACAGTCAAAACTCGTAAATACGACATTTTGGGTTGTTGATTTTATAGAGGATGTCCCCACCCGTTTTAGTAAAGCGAAAGGTGTAAAAGGACAGACACTTGTAAAAATAAAGACTAATAAAGACAGCCCGGAATCGGAAGCAAAGAAATTCTTCACGGGTTCAGCTGACATCTTGTATGTTTTGAAGAAGATTAAGGAAATGAATAAGTTTCCTCGCCGGGTAACACTAAGAGGAAACGGTAACAGATTTTATTTTGAATAAATGATACAGGTTGGTCGTTCTTGTGGGGTGCTGTTCAGCGGTAATGCGAATAACGGTGCGAATTGCGGCTTCGGCTATGCGAATTCGAATAACGTTCCCTCGAATACGAATGCGAACATCGGCTCTCACCTATGCTTAAAAATTGGTTCAAAGGAAAAGTATAAAACAATACAAACGGAACGACGACCTTGCCTCTTGGCAAAAAATTTCAAGTAACCCTAAAAGTGTTGGTAGGAACGCCTGTTGTATGGGCTACCGAAGACTCTGATTAAGAAAGCAAAGCTATGAAGCGTATAGGAAACTTATACGAAAAGATAATTTCTGTAGAGAACCTGCGGCTTGCCGATGAAAAGGCTCGCCGTGGGAAAACTCGCACTTATGGTGTCCGAGTTCACGACAAGAACCGGGAAGCAAACATACAATCCCTGCATGAAGCGTTGAGGTTGAAAACATTCAGGACATCGCCTTATGATGTATTCACGATTTATGAACCAAAGGAGCGTGTCATTTATCGTTTGCCGTACTATCCTGACAGAATAGTTCATCATGCGATTATGAATGTTCTTGAACCTATATGGACGAAAGTATTTACCCACAATACGTTTTCCTGTATCAAAGGACGTGGTATTGAGGGATGTGCCCGGCACGTTGACAAGGTTATAAGAAAATACAAAGGGAAGCCCCTGTATTGCCTTAAAATAGACATCAAGAAATATTATCCGTCAATCAAGCATCATGTGCTTAAACGGATAATACGCAAAAAGATTAAGGACAAAGACCTTTTATGGCTTCTTGATGAAATCATAGACAGTGCCGAGGGTCTGCCTATCGGAAACTATCTGTCGCAATATTTGGCTAACTTGAACCTTGCCTACTTTATGCACAACGTAAACGAGGTTCTGAAAATAGACTGCGAGGAATATGCAGATGATATGACTTTTTACAGTGAAAGCAAGGAAACTTTATACAGCGCATTTCACGGGTTTATAAAGCCGTATATCGAAAATGAACTTGAATTGCAAGTAAAAGGCAATTATCAAATATTTCCGATAGCAGAAAACAAATATGACAAGCACGGACGGGCTTTGGACTATGTCGGGTACAAATTCTACAGAAAACAGGAACTAATGCGAAAGAGCATAAAGAAAAACTTTTGCCGTACTGCATCCCGGCTCAACAAACAGCAGCCACCACTTGATGTAATGGCATACAAACAGGCGGTAGCCCCTTGGTTGGGATGGGCACAGCACAGTAATAGCAAAAACTTATTACGAACAATCATTAAAAAAGAGTATTATGAAACGTGCATTTTATGATGTCAAGCCACAGGCTTTAGAAGCTGTTGGCAATGGTAACCATCTTTATCGTTGGGATATTCAAGAGGAGGAAATACTGTCTGAAATCGTTCAGGAACAAAGCGATGAACCGATAGAGCCTGGCAAGAGAGTACAATATTCCTGCTGCGAGGCTACAATTATCGGCACACCGACATACGACAAGTGTGTAGAAGCTGTAATAAGGGATAAATACACAGCGGAACAGGAAATGGCTTTGGTAAACAAGTATAACTCTTATCAGAACAGTGTAACGATTGACAGTGCCGGGGTTGATGAATATAACGACTATCTGAAATATATTTTCAATGCGAAGATGGTTGTAAAGCGTGACCTTGAACTTGAAGAAGCATTGGTTATTGCAAAGGAAAAACTATTCAACAAAATAAGTGAATATGACAAATCCGATGAAGTAAACGGGTTCTTGTTGAACGGAGAGCTATTTTGGTTAGACCGTGAAACACGTATGTCGGTGTCATATTCCACATCGCAAGAAAAAGCCCTTGGTAATGAAACGACAACAATTTGGCTTGGGGGCAAGTCTATGGTGCTTCCGTGCGAAATTGTTTTAGGGTTGCTTTCACAGCTTGAGGTGTATGCGAAAAAATGCTATAACAAAACAGCAGAGCATAAAGCGGCTGTCGATAAGTTGAAGACATTGGAAGATGTGGAGAGCTACGATTATAAAAGCGGTTATCCTGAAAGATTGAATTTAGAGGTATGATATTAGTAGCAGTTTCATTTATTATCATCGCACTTTATGTAGGTGCGATGATATTCAAGTTGGGAATACCATATTCCATATCAGATACATATTACAGTCTGGAACATAAGTTTTGGTTTGGGTTTACAATGTGTGCGACCGCATTATTACTGATGCCAGCCATATTGGAAAGAACACCGGATAATTTGCAATTCTTAGCGTTCCTTATGTGCGCTGCGTTATGTTTTGTGGGGGTATCACCTAATTTCAAAAAAGGTTTGGATAGACCCGTACATATAACCTCAACAACAATATGCGCCGTGTGCAGCCAGTTATGGGTCGGGTTGGTATTTACCCCTTGGATGTATCTTATTTGGCTTATATGGCTGGCTTATGTGATTATAATGATAAAAAGACTATGGAACGGTCATCTTATTAACAGTTTCATCTATACAAAGCCCTTGTTTTGGGGCGAAATTACGGCGTTCCTAACAGTCTATATTGGATTAATTTTGAAATGATATGATAACACTATATTTCAACGACACATCGCTTGATGTTCACGAAAGCGAGGAAAGTTATCGCTACCGTAGCATTATGGGTGAACACAGCCTTACGCTGAAATTTTCCCTGCCGGAATATATAGAATTCCCTATCGGAACATGGTGCGAGTATATGGCGGTAAAATACACTCTTGAAGTCCCGGCTAACTTCAAGAAGCACGGCAATCGTAATTTTGAGTACACGCTGCTCATGCAGAGCGTACAGGTTCAGCTGGGAAGATACAAGCTCCGTAATACAGTGGATAAGCGGCTCAAATTTTCCATGTGCGCCACACCAAAGGAATTTCTTCAAACAATAGTGGATAACCTTAACCAGCGTGATAGCGGCTGGAGTGTCGGGGATTGTATCGTATCTACTGAAAAGACTATACCGTTTGACCATTCGTACATAGACGCTGCGCTGCAGAGTGTGGCAGATACATTCAATACAGAGTGGGAAATTGTCGGTAAGGTCATTCATCTGCGTAAGGTTGAATATTTCAAGGATGACCCGTTACCTTTGTCATACGGCAAGGGTAACGGCTTCGTGCCGGGGCTTGGACGTTCTACAGAATCAGATAGCCGTCCGATTGAAATAATGTTTGCACAGGGTGGCACAAAAAATATAGACCGCTCTAAATATTGTTCGCCGGAACTGCTGTTGCCAAAATCACAGACCTTGGAATACGAGGGGCGCACATATATTTCAGATGCAGAGGGATATTCCATCCAACGCAAAGACAAACCTCTTAAATACAAAACAGAGGATAGTTTGGACTGCTCGGAAATATACCCCTCACGTGTGGGAACAGTCAGCAAGGTAGAAATTATTGATGAAGTTAATAATTTCTATGATGTTATAGATGACAGCATACCTGAAAACCTCGATTACAACGACTATCTGATTGAGGGTGAGAATATGACTATCATCTTCCAAAGCGGTATGCTTGCCGGGAACGACAAGGCGTTTGAGCTAAAATACAAACACGCCGAAAGACGCTTTGAAATCGTCCCACAGGAAATAGACGGTCAGACTATGCCCGGCGGCGTATATGTTCCTCGTGTAGGCGATACATACGCCATTTTCGGCTGTATGTTGCCGGATGCTTATGTATGTGACAATGCTTCCCAAACAGGTGCTTCATGGGATATGTTCCGGGAAACGGCAAAAGCATTGTACGAGAAAGAGGATGTCAAATTCACTTTTACAGGTGAGTTGCAGGGAATGTGGGCTAAACGTAATTGGCTTAAAGTCGGAGGAAAGTTGGTCGTTGGCGGTTATGTGCTGTTTTCGGATAATCAGTTTGCACCGGATGGCATACCTATACGCATAACAGGCATTAAGGATTATCCTACCTCCCCATATTCGCCGACCATTGAGCTGTCAAATGATGTACAAGGGAAAAGCCTTTCATCAACCATAGACGAGATACAGAACGGCAACGTAATAGTAGAGAACAACGACAAGGAAATCATCCGCTTTACCAAACGCCGTTTCCGTGATGCAGTTGAAACGATGAAAATGCTTGAGGATGCGTTATTGGAGAATTTCACAAGTTCAATAACCCCGATAACGGTACAGACTATGGCTATGCTGGTAGGCGATGAAAGTTTGCAGTTCCGTTTCGTGGATAGCTCCTTGCGCCCCATTCAATACCACATAACCTACAATCAGGAAACAAAGCAGCTTATCGCTCCGGCAACGATTCTCCAGCACATGACGCTCGGTATTGATACAATAACATCAAACAGGAACGGAACAGAGTATAAGCATTGGAACATTAAAGGATATACAAGCCCTGTGTTGGACCAATTATCGAAGCAATACTACTTCTATGCCAAAGTACCGACAGGTACAGGAGAGGGCGAATTTGTGCTGTCCCCGACCGCCATAAGTATGGATGACGTTTCCGGGTTCTATCATCTGCTCGTTGGACTGCTTAACAGCGAATATGACGGGGAACGTTCCTTTGTCACTCTGTACGGGTTTACCGAAGTTTTGCCGGGACGCATAACCACCGACAAGATTGTTTCAGCGGATGGAACTACCTATTTCGATTTGGCAAACTCTGTTATCGGAGGTCGTATAAAGTTCAGAAGTACAAATGGAACTGATAAAGATTTGAGTGAATTTGAGGAAGAAGTAAACAGGGAATTTAAAGAACAATCAGATAATTTTGATGAGTTTATAAATAAAGATTACCAAATATTGAAGGACAACGCCGTACTGAAAGAAACAATCATAGACGGTGGTTATCTGAAGAATGACATGATAGATACCAACAACTTGATTGTAAAGAATATCTTTTCAAAGGACGGAAACTTCAAGACAACGGAAGACGGTACAGTATATGGTAAGGATGCCGTATTTGAAGGAGGGACTTTTAATGATGTTTTACTGCAAGGCTCTTTGCGAAACCCGTTCGTTCGGGAAACGGATTCCGTGATAATAGGAGGAAAACAGTCAACCCATGATAATGTTGCGGCAATATCAGAAGGTGGAGGTTATATAACAGCTGGTGTCTTGGAATGGGACGTAAATCAAAGCGGACGAAGAATGTGTATCACAAATTACAGGTGGGGAAGCCAAATTTCGCAAGGTTCTATACAATACACTGCACCAACTGGAAAATACTTTTATGAAAACGGTGTATCGACAAATAAACTTACTCTTTCAAGAGAATGTGTTGAACTCATGGGATATGGAACTACCACACAGTTTTATGGCTGGATTGTCCTTAACAGAATTGACCTCATGCCATCATCGAGATACGGGCGATTTCTTAAATGTCTTGCTATGGGTATGGTAACAGGCACCAATTCGGGAGCGTCAATATCTTACAAGACGTTTGACGGCTCAACAATGGGAGTTTCAAGACTTGCAGAAGGACAGTATCAGCTAAGTTTCTCAGGCTCGTGGTTCAATTCGGGAAATGATTGTATGGCTATGCTTACAGGTTACGGATTCTCTTATGGAGGTGGTACAGCCCCTATAAAGCCGACAATTACAGGAAAGGGAACAACGTATCTGACGGTACATACAAGTGATGACGATACGAGAAATGATGGGTCGTTTATGTTTATGATTTTTAATATGAATGATTGGACATAGCCTTTTTTTTGAGTGTATATGATTATTTTATAATCACTTTTAATACCTTTGTAATGTGAACTTAAAAAACGAATATGACATGAAAAAAATTTGGGAATGGCTCAAAGAGAGCAATCGTTGGAAACATGTTGTTGGTGGCGTTATTATCGGTTTAGGAGCTGATAGCAATTATTGCGCTGCTTATACAGGTATTGGAGTTGCTTCTGCCCTTGAACTAAAAGACAAAATGTGGGGAGGGAAATGGGATTGGATAGACTTCGGCTTAACCATAGCCGGGGCATTTGTTGGACGTTTAATCAGAGTAATTCTATGAACACGACAACAGAAACCTTACAGTTGGCTAAAGGTATAAGCGAATACGGTATAATGATTATTATCTGTGCCGTATTCCTTATTCTTGCTGCGGCTCTTATGATAGCCTGTTTTAAGTGGTTCAAAACAGTAATTGAAAATATCCTGAATGATTATTCAGAACAATTACGAACACTTCAAGAAACAGCCACAAAAAATGGCGAGGCTATGGTTGACATCGCTGAAGGACTTATTCCTGAAACGCAGTTGAGAATAAAGAACATTTCAAGTGTTCATTTCGACCTCGCTATAGAGAAAGTATGTAGAATCATTAAGAAAATCAGAGAAGAAAACCACATTGTAAACAGGGAAGCGACAAGCATAAAAATAAGGACACTCCTACGAAATCTGTATGAAGACAGAAACAGCAGATTCGACCTGTTCAGATACAGGGGGAAAAAATTATCAGAATATTGCAATCCTAATTGGATTGAGGAAGTCGCAGCCGTAGTTGAGGGCGAAATTTACAATGAAGCCGGACCGAATAATGGACGTGCTTATACCAATGTCAAAGCAGCCTATGATAACATAAAACTCGATTTTTATCACAACTTAAACAAATAGGAATATGAAAATTTTAATAGACAATGGTCACGGAAGTAACACGAAAGGGAAACGCTCGCCGGACGGTAGGCTGATGGAATATGCCTATACAAGAGAGATTGCAGAACTCGTGGTATCTGAACTTCTGAAAAAAGGTATAGATGCCGAGCGTATAGTACGTGAAGAGGTTGATGTCCCGTTGCAGGAAAGATGCAGGAGAGTAAATCAGTACAAGGCGAACGAAGCCATACTTGTATCAATACATTGTAATGCAGCCGGGAGTGGTGCTGAATGGATGGCTGCACGAGGATGGGAAGCATGGACGAGTATAGGAAAGACTAAAGCCGATGCTCTTGCCACATGTCTATATGAAGCCGCTGATGAAGCCGGATTGAAAACACGTAAAGACATGACGGACGGAGACCCCGACAAAGAGGAGGGATTCTATATTCTGAAACACACCGTTTGCCCTGCCGTTCTTACTGAAAACTTATTCCAAGATAACAAAGAAGACGTTGCGTTTCTTTTGTCAGAAGACGGTAAACAGGCGATTGTCAATCTTCACGTAAATGGTATAATCAACTTTATAAAAATGCTATGACATGAAACATTTACCATATCTCGTTTTATTGACCTTTCTGTTATTCAGTTGTGCTACAAGTCGCAAACTGTCAGAAAATGTTCAAAAGCAGGACAGCACACGAATTGAGGTTCGGGAAAAGGTTATTTACGTACCTGATACGGTCTTTATTGAAATTCCTGCACAAACAGCAGAGCGAACAACAGAAGACAGTACATCGCACCTTGAGAACGATTACGCCCTGTCTGACGCTCGAATTAACCCTGACGGTAGTTTGTACCATGACTTGAAAACAAAGCCGCAGAAAAAGCCTGTACCGTTTGAAAAGCCCGTTGAAAAGAAAGACAGTATCATCTACAGAACCCAATATATAGACAGGGAGGTTACTGTGGAGGTTGAGCGTGAACTTTCATGGTGGGAAAAGACACAGATATATGGATTTTGGGGACTTGTAATCATCCTGTTTATAGTGTACAGGAAAAAGATATTTGCCCTCGCCCGGAGATTTATCTGATTATCAAATAATCAAATAAATCGGAAAAAGTATCGGAAAAATTAGATTTTTCAGTATCTTTGAACCAACATATTGAAAAAGTATAGCGTTTGCTATTGTTTTGAGGTAAGAAAATCGCCAAAATTCTAAGTAACTCAAAAGCAATGGCGAATGCCCACGTGTCATATCGTGGGCATTTTCCTTGTGGAGTTACTGGGCGTTTGGCGATGCCTTTTACCGACAAGGAATGCCCACGTTTTTTATGCGCATCTGTGAACAACGGCAAACCATAAACCGCTAAATAACAGATGTATGGATTTCAAAGATTCAATCAAACAAATCTCGGAGCGTATCGAGAATTTGAAAGCTAACCTTCCAACGGAGGAAGCGACAAAAACGGCTCTGATAATGCCGTTCATCAATGCCTTGGGGTACGATATTTTCAACCCCTTGGAAGTCCTGCCGGAAATGAGTTGCGACATAGGCACAAAGAAAGGCGAAAAGATAGACTATGCCATACTCAAAGACGGCGAGCCGATAATACTTATTGAGTGCAAGCACTGGGAACAAGACCTTAACCTGCATGACAACCAACTGCTCCGCTATTTCAACGTGTCAAAGGCGAAATTCGGTGTCCTTACCAATGGAATAATCTATAGGTTCTATACAGACCTTGCAGAACCAAATATAATGGATGACAAGCCGTTCTTGGAGGTAAACCTGCTTGACTTGAAAGACACACAGATAGAGGAGCTGAAAAAGTTCCACAGGTCGTACTTCGATGTCGATACGATATTAAGCTCTGCAAGCGAACTGAAATACACGGGCGAACTGAAAACAGCCATAAGCAAGGAGTTTGCATCTCCCACCCCCGATTTTGTAAAATACTTTGGGAAGCAGGTTTACGATGGCGTTTTCACACCTAAAGTCCTTGAACAGTTTACATCCTTAGTAAAACGATCCATAAATAATTATATCAATGACATTATTTCTGAACGTCTGAAAGCCGCCATAAAGGACAATGATACCCCGGCGGATGAACAGGTTGAAACATCAATCCAACATATCCTGCCGGAACAGGAAACCCCGGATAACGGTATTGTTACGACACAGGAAGAGTTGGAGGGCTTCTATATTGTTAAGTCAATCCTACGGAATGTATGCCCGGCTGAACGGATAACCTACAAAGACACCCGGTCATACTTTGGAATATCTTTGGATAACAATGTGCGTAAGACCGTGTGTCGTTTCTACTTCGACCCTCCTACAAGGAAACGCATCGCAATTATAGATGAAAGCAAAAGCGAAAAGATGTACAAAATAAAGTCGATAAACGACCTTTACCTGTATGAAGCAGAACTTATAGAATCAGCAAACAAATATATTTAA